GGAGCATATAGTTGCATAATCTTATAATTTTCACCAATCAGACTTTGATTCTCAAGAATGTCACTATAAATCTTTAATTTGCTCTCTGTACTATCGCACGCAGTCTTTAGACCTTCAAGTGTATGGTCCTTATCTTCTGATAAAAAAGTGAATCTTTTGGCCAAAGTCTTAAGGCCTACGCCGCGAATACCTTCTAAATTATCAGAGCGGTCGCCGCAGATGGCCCTTGCAAGCGCAAAGTTTCTTGGGTGAATTCCAAACTTTTCGACAATGTCTTTCTTATTTAAGACCTCTTTTTGAACAGGGCGGTATAAAACAGTCGTATCGTCTAGCAATTGAAAGAAATCTTTATCACTTGAAACAATGACCTTTTGTTCGCCTTTGTGAAAATTACACAGTGCGGCAATAATATCGTCGGCCTCTGTATAGTCAGCCATGATTTGACTTATGGGTAACTGATTAAAATACTCAGCCAGCCTAAGTTGTTGCCAAATTTTATTTTTAAGCTCTTCTTCGTCGGACAGAATTCTCACATTTCGATTTAAACGAATAGGCTTTCGGCCTTCTTTATAGTTGCTGTTGGTTTTCCTTCGATTTGACGATCCTTCGCGGCCATCCCAGCAGATATAAATCCTCGTTGGCTTAATTTGTCGACATAATTTTTGTAGAATTTTTAAGCTTCCCTTGATTCCTCCAATTGGCTGCCCATTTGAAGAAAGCGAAGGGTCTACAATATAAGCCCTGTAGTACATGTTGAGCATGTCAACAATCATTATTCTATTCATAAAAAAATCCTTTGGTAGAGTCTCTATTCTACCAAAGGAAAGGAAGGAAGTCAAGTCGAGCTATCTACCTTGTCTTCTATAGGGTTTTTTATAAAGCTTTGATCTTTTATTATGAGGTCTTTTTGTGAATTTACCGTCTCCCTGTCTTGTCTTCTTTTTAGGAGCATTTGATTTGCTATGAGATTTTTTACTTGCCATTTTTGTCCTCCTCTTCACCATAAAATTCTTCTGCGTTCCCCAAACGCTTATCAAACTTCATTACCACTTCTTTTTCTAAAAGTTCTATTACGCGGTTATAAAATTTTTCTTCATTCAGCTTATCTGCCCATGTTTTAGTTTGAAACTTCTCTGTAGTGCCGTCTGCGTACTGCAAAGTAAACCATGCGCCGGCGTTTTGAAGATGTTCTGAGGACTTGATTGCCTCCAACCAACTTTCCTTGTCCATAATTTTAACTTCGTCGCCGCCCCAAAGAATCTTAAAAGAACACTCTCTTCCTTGAGTGCCAAAGCGCGATTTTTCAATTTTAGCCTTGACCTCAGTTCCGATGCGGTAACCCTTGTCATCATAGATGAAACTTGCCTTTCCTTTGCGTGCTGTGAGCCATATACGCAGCGAATAAGCGTAAGTTAGGGCCTTACCCCCCGGAGTGAAATAAGGCGTTGTCATGGCCTCTGAGGGCCTTCTAGTAATGTTTGTTTTTAGCTGGTTCAGAATCAACAAAGTTGACTTGGAGTTCGCAATTGGCTGAATTAGTTTAGACAAGCCCTTTGAGAGAATTCTGGGCTTTACAGCCATCGTCGATTGCGGATTGAAATCAGACTCGATGTCTGAATTTGAAGGGGTTAGAGCCATAGAGTCCCAGATAAAAAGCATCTGGCTATCACTATTAGCTAATAGACTTTCAATTGTTTCCAACACAAATTCTACTGAACTTGCTTGGACATAAAGCAAACTATCTATATTACAGCCGGCATTGGTTAAAAAATCAGGATCTATGGCGCTCTCAGCATCAAAATAAATTACATCAACCCCCATCTTTTGAGCGTTGCCTGCAATCTGCGCGGCCATGTAGGACTTACCAGTCGCCTCCAAGCCGGCGATCTCACTAACTTTTCCTATTGGAATCCCGCCCCAATCGCCGCGCTTGACAATCCCATCTAGCCACTTACAGCCGGTTGGAATAAAGTCAGAAACCTCTGTTGGGTTTTCGTCAGATAAAGAAAAGGCGACATTCATGCCAGCCTTTTTATTAATTAATTTTTTCATATCGGCAATTGATAGCCGACCTGCTGTTTTTGTCATAATAATTCCAATAAGGTGTAAGCGGGGGGCGCAAAGCGCCCCCCGCCACTCAACAACTAACTAGCCAGAAGCTCTTTGAAAGAATCTCCAATCTCATCAGTAGAGTTGGCTGGATTAAAAGAGTTAACCTCTCCATGCTCTTCGTCGGAAGTGCCATTGCGGTACTTCTCAAAGACCTCTTCAACCTCTTGGGTTGTCTTGACCGAAAAGAGTGTCTTAAAGGGCACTTCTGTCGAAACAAACTCACTTGCCTTCGAAGCATCCTTGTGAAGCTCGCTTGACCGACGACGCGGTTGCACATCAGTTGACGGGAACATGTTCCCAGCCTTCTTGCCGTACTCAATCACCAAATCAGTGCCAGTTTCCGGATCAGTAATATCGCCATAATCCGGATTAAGGACGAGGTTTAGAAGCCGCTCATAAACGGTCTTGCTATAACCCCACAATCGGACGCCTTCGCCCTCTTCGCTTCGCACAACCACGGGCGAAAAGAAGCGTTGCTTGGCACGAAGTTGGTTGGCAAGCTTACGATCTTCCTCATCCCTAGTGTTATAGAGCTTTGAAACAAAATCACATACCGGACAGTCGTCACCGTGATTCTTCTTCGGGCATAGGAACCCGGGCTCATCCCCTACATTATAGTGGAACCAAAACTCGCGGAAGGGGTCGCCATCCGGGTCTGGGACAATACGCAAAGTTTGTTCGCCGTCCTGCGGTTTCCAAAAAAACTTCTTGTTACCGTCTCGTGCGCTTAGCGCGTTGAATTTTTCTTTCATTTTATCAAAATTAATAGCCATTTTATTTTCTCCTTTGAAATTATGGGGCAAGTTGATATTTCAAGCCCCGCTATTGTTTTATACAATGATCTATTGTATAAAATTTGTATGGTATGACAAGTAAATAAAATCCTGTTCATAGTCAGTTTTTACAATCTTGTATTCTACCTTTTCTTGTTCTTTTTTCAAGAACTTTAATGTCTCTTTAACCTTTTCCATAAAGTTAATATCTTCTGTTAATGTTTTTTCTGTACACCCAAAGTATACCTCTTTTTGCCTTATGTTGTCAAGAGAAAATATCAATTTTTCTTCACCTTCGGCAAAAACCCCTAATGTATTTATGCGGCAAGCTTCATTTGTTTGGTCGATTTCTGAATTAAAAGATTTAGTGCCCTTTAGCCAATTAATCATATTTATCATCTTAGCCAATGTTTTGGAAAACTTTTCTTCATACTCTAATATACTGGTGTCCGCCATAAAAAACCTCTTTATAGTTGACTCATCAACACACAATATATTTTTAAATAAACCAGACCTAGCATAGTTTTGTAATATTTTAAAAATCGCTCTTTGTTGTGTTATTATAGCTTCCGACAACAAATCAACATCTCTAAGAATATAAACCAAATTAATTTTTGAATCTTTAATCTTTTCTAGAACTCGCAATAAGCCGCCGGCTATCTTTTCTTCTCCAGAACAAATAAAATAAATTTCACCTTTATTGAGTGCCTCTAAGGAAAGGTCGGGAGTCTTATCTTCGGCCTCCTCTACAGTCTTAATTTTTGGAAAATCTTTTTTAGTGATTGTTGTGTATTCAAAGCCACTAAGATCCGCCAATTCTTTGCAGACCGCTGCGGCGAGGTCGCCAAACCCAAGAATCTTCATATTGTCTTCATACTCCCAAAGTCTTTGCCACCAGAAAGGTTAACTCTGAATCTTCCCAGTCTTGTCTCTGAGAAACATGATAACATATTTGTCATCATATTGAAATCTTTTTTAGTCACATCTACAACTATAGAATCATGAACAATAAAAGCAATCTTAGAGTCTTTACCCTTAAGCAAATGATCTAATTTAACAGCCTGTTCTAATACCAAATCTGCGCACGTGCTTTGAATAAGGTAATTGAGAGCATGGAAATCATCAGACTTGATTTTTCTCTTAAAGATCGTTTCTACACGCTTTCCGTCATAACTGTCTTTTAGAATTTTATTCTTGTCATAGTGCCTGTCCAGCAAATAATCGGTTGATTCTGGATTGTATAGCCATGCAAAGAATCTTTGTTTTGCCTCTGTTCTTGTACCTGCGCCCTCAAAAACATTTTTAATGTTCCAATCATGAATATCTTGGTCTGGTTGTTCGTTGTTAGAGAGGGCCAATAAAACTCTGGCTTCCGCAGCATTAAAATCAAACTCAGCAAAAATATCGTTCGTTGGCTTAATAGCCCCTCTTAATTCCTTTTTGAGTGTTAACACTGGAATAGAATTGGGCCTTGTAGTTAGTCTGCCGGTCCTGCTGCCATTTAT